GCCTGTAGCCCTACATAGGCCCCCCCCCCCTTCCCAGGGAGCCCCATCGTTACAATTTGTTACAATTCTGGGCCCCAGGCTATGTACAATAAATCGAGCTCTTGGTATTATTCTACTATGCTAACACGAATCAAGACCTTCATCAAAGAACTGCTCCAAGCAGCAGTTCTGGCAGCGTGCTTCTTCGGCCCGCTTTTCTTATATATGATCTTCTGGATGAAACCATGACTTTGAAGATGTTCGTATTCGAAGACGTGTTGTACGACTACACCGGTGGTATGGCGCTGATAGCTGAGTACACGTTGGAGGATGCTCAGGCTCTGGCTTTTGAGCAGTTTGGGCTGTCTTACCGAGATAATACTCTGGAAGAATTCTTGGATCGCGAGTCTGGTTTTCGCGAACCGACAGGAGTGTACCCGCTGTTGGAAGGGACCCCTGGCGTGAAGCACTGTGTATATGGAGGAGGTTGAGATGACTGATTGGAACGAGATGACCAAGATCGAGCAGTATCGTGTCATTTATTGGGACATGTATAAGGACGCGTATGGCGTTCGCCCTCGGGGAGTCGACGTAAGCTCGTGGACCGAGCAAGACTTCGAACTTCAGTTCGAGAAGTTGTATTCGGTCATCGAAGACGACATCGCCCAAGAGCGTCTTGCTCATGAGCGTGCCGCGATGGTTTTCGAACAAACCATCGAGTCGGTGATCTCTTCAGGCGCAAAAGACCGCGAGTCCGCCATCCGTTGGATCGCAGAGTCTGAAAGCTGTCTGTTCAACAACGGTTCAGTTGATCACGAGATGCTGTGCTTCAAGATGAACCTTCCGTTCAACTACTTTGAGGTGACTAAAGATGCGGCCTAATGACCAAGATCGTTTCATGCATGAAGTAGACAACGAGCAGCATTGGCTCGATACAGTCAACGCATGGATCCGCGAGATCGTGGAAGACATGATCTCTGAGCGTCTCTCAGAAGTCGACGTCGAATCTTGCTCCTGAAAAATCCAAAATGTGGTATAATGGTCTTACGACAACTTGAAGGAAACTTTTGTTATGAAGCTTGAATTTATTGAAGGTCTTGTGAAGATGTTCCCCGAAGTTGGAGAACGCGGTACCGTATCTCGCCAAGATTTGGTGAAGTACATGGAAGCTAACAACATCAGTAAGTGGCCCACATGGCTTACTCGACCCGAGAATCGAGCCGGACGTGGGATGTACATCGTTAACAATGTAGTACGTATGCCGAGTGTGAAACCAATGGTCGAAGTCAAGCAAAAGCCAGTAGACTTGCCAGATACGAAGCCGATGATCCCGTCTAAGGATCCAGACTTTGTGCCTTTCGGTGTGTTTAAGGACATCGATGTGGTGATCAAGTCAAGGCTGTTCTATCCAGTCTACATCTATGGTCCGACTGGTAACGGTAAGTCTACAGCTGTAGAGCAGTCATGCGCACGTAACGGCGTACCGATGATTCGAGTCAACTTGAACTCGATGACAGATGAAGAGCAACTCATCGGTTCTAAGACTTTGGTTGATGGCAACATCCAGATCATCGAAGGTCCAGTACTGATCGCGATGCGTGCAGGTATCCCAATCCTGCTAGACGAACTTGATGCTGGTTCTGCCAACACTCTGCTCTGCCTTCAACCAGTACTTGAAGGCAAACCGTACTACTTCAAGCTCAAGAACGAAGTCGTGGTGCCAGCACCGGGCTTCAACGTCTTTGCGACTGGTAACACCAAAGGCAAAGGCTCAGAGGATGGTAAGTACATCGGTACCAACATCCTCAATGAGGCGTTCTTGGAACGCTTTGCTGTGACGATGTGTCAAGAATATCCTGGAGCAGCGGTAGAGTTGAAGATCGTCAAGAACGTGATGACGACATACAAAGTGACTGACGATGAGTTTGCTAACTCGCTGGTCAAATGGGCTGATGCGATCCGCCGTACGTACCAAGACGGCGGCATCGATGAGACCATCACGACTCGTCGTCTCATCCATATCGTACGGGCTTATAGCATCTTCAAGAACAAACAGAAAGCTATCGAGCTCTGTACGAATCGATTCGATGACGTAACCCGTCAAGCGTTCATCAGCCTCTTCGAGAAGATCGCTGATGCTCCCGATCCTGTCGTCGAAGTCACCCAACCTCAACAACCTATCGAAACTGCTTAAGGAGTTATATCATGACTAGTTTGAAGGCCAAAGCATACACATATGCTGAACTTACCAAGACACAGAAGGAAGCGATCGACACCTTCATCAAGCTCGATCCTTCCCTCGAATCGGCTGACAGCATCTCACGTACACGCCTCGAGGTGTTGTACGCACAAGCTGTAGCCCTTAATAAGGAACAAGGCAAGAAGAAGTTCGGTTACCCCAGCTTCTTGACTCGTACGCCTAAGGTTGGACGTGCACGTTACCCGTGGCCCGGACCCAATAGCAAACCTTTCGTGCAGTCTCCTGACCTTTCGAAGGTAGTCACCACCAAAGATGACGAGTTCGAACAGGAGTTCATGCAAGAAATGAAGGAAAGTGGTATTATCTAACCAACATCGGTGTTTGCTGCTACCGATGTAAAACAATGGCAGCTTTTCATGGAGAAACTTAGCAATGTCTAAAATTGAACGTCTGAAGTCTTACCTTCAATCTGGCTCTACAGCCACCCCTCGGCAGATCACTGGTATGTTTGGCATCGCCAACCCTACCGCTGCCATCCACACCCTTCGTAGCGAAGGGCTATGTGTCTACGCCAACCGCACCACGCTGCGTAACGGTACTCAAACTACGAAGTATCGCGTTGGCACCCCAACTCGGGAAATGGTTCGCGCAGCGCATGCGCTTGGGCTCTTCAACTAACTCGAGCCCTAGATAAATCAGGGCTGGGGTATAATAGCCTCAGCCCTGATTTTCATTGGAGGATGCATGGCAAAGAAAGACGAACCATCTCAGATGGGTATGAAGTTTGACAAAGAGAAGCTTCGTTATGACTTGTTACCTCCTCATGCGCTTGAGGAGACGGTGAAGGTCCTTACGTTTGGAGCAGCTAAGTACAAGCCTAACAATTGGCGCTATGTAGATGATGCTATGGACAGGTACTTCGCAGCAGCAGAACGTCATGTTTGGGCTTGGATGAAGGGAGAGAAGAATGATCCAGAGTCTGGCATCCACCATCTAGCTCATGCTATCTGCAACTTATACTTCTTGTATGAGCATGACATGAACACCTTTAAGAAGGAAAGTAAATGAACCTAAGTAAAGAAACATTGGCACTCATCAAGAACTTTGCATCTATCAATGGATCGTTGATGCTTAAGCAAGGCAACAAGCTATCAACGATCTCTGAGGCGAAGAACGTGATGGCTGAAGCCACGATCGCGGAGTCTTTCCCACAAGACTTTGGTATCTATGACGTCAACGAGTTCCTTGGAGTGGTAAGTCTGTTCCAAGATCCACAGCTAGACTTTAGCGATAAGCACGTGATGATCAGCGATAGCGGTAACAGCAAGATCAAGTACTACGCAGCGGGTGAAGGGGTCGTACGAGCAGCGCCAACCCAGATCAAGTTCCCAGAACCAGCTGACGTCACCTTTGAGTTGAATGAAGCACAGATCGCACGTATCATCCGCACAGCAGGTGTGCTGAAGGCACAAGATGTAAGCGTACAAGGAAACGGTGAACGGCTTCAAGTCGTCGTGCACGACAAGAAGAACAACACATCTAACGCGTACGAAGTCAACATCGGACCGACGACTCAAACCTTCTCAGCGAACATCAAGGTAGAAAACCTAAAGATGCTTCCAGGCAACTACAACGTTGAGGTGTCTTCTAAGAAGATCTCTCGGTTTGTTAACAAAGATGTCGACCTTAAATACTTCATCGCTATCGAGGCCGACAGTAAATTTTAGGAGTCTCTAACATGGACAGAAGAAAGTTCTTAAGAGGAAGTGGGATGGTCGCAGGAGCGATCGGAGGTTTGGTACTTGGCTACCGAGAGTATACCAACAAGCCTGTCATAGATAAGAGGGTACTAGATCAAGTTAGCAACGGTCACAACTGTCTTACGTTGTCTCAAGGCTACTACCCGAAACCGAAACCGCCTGTCGAACCGATGGAATTCGGCGAGAACTTTGATATATCTAAGTTACGCGTCGTTTTTCATGACAACCATTCAATCGGTGGTATCGGTGGTATAAATGAAGATTATAGTATAACGTCTCAAATCAGCTTTAAGCCAGGACCAGATGGGAATCTTTACATCAAGGTCAAAGATGAATGGAAACAAGTACTAACATCATGATGAGGTCATATGAGTGAACAATACCTATGGGTCGAGAAGTATAGGCCAAACACCATCGACGAGTGTATCCTCCCAGAAGGACTGAGGAAGACCTTCAAAGAGTTCATCTCTTCTGGACAACTGCCTAACTTCTTGTTCGCAGGTAGCGCTGGCACAGGTAAGACAACTGTCGCCAAAGCTCTTTGTAATGAGATCGGTGCCGAATACCTATTCATCAACGGCTCTGAAGAGTCGGGCATCGACATCCTTCGCAGTAAGATTAAGAATTTCGCATCGTCTGTTTCGCTGACTGACGCGAAGAAAGTGGTGATCCTAGATGAAGCTGATTATCTTAACGCTAATAGTACTCAGCCTGCTCTCCGTGGCTTTATCGAAGAGTTCAGTAATAACTGTCGATTTATCTTCACCTGCAACTTCAAGAGCCGAATCATCGAACCTCTGCATAGTAGATGTGCGGTGGTCGAGTTCAAGATAGAGAACAAAGACAAGGCTAAGCTAGCGTCTGAGTTCTTCAAACGCATGAAGTACATGCTGCAGACCGAAGGCATCGAGGCAGACCTTAAGGTAGTAGCTGAACTTATAAGCAAATACTTCCCTGATTACCGAAGGGTTATCAACGAGCTGCAGCGATACTCTGTCGGTGGGGTCATCGACACTGGCATCTTGGTCAACGTAGGTGAAGAGTCGTACAAGGAACTGTACAAGAACCTATCAGCCAAGAACTTCAACGAGGTCCGAAAGTGGGTAGGTAAGAACAGCGACGTCTCTTCTAGCGAGATGTTCAGGAACTTGTATGATAACGCCAAAGATATCGTGGAGCAGACATCCATCCCTCAACTAGTCTTGATCCTAGCTGACTATCAGTACAAGGCAGCGTTCGTTGCTGATCAAGAGATAAATACGATGGCGGCTCTAACTGAAATCATGGCACAGGTAAAGTTCAAATGATAGATTTCGATGTATTGCTATACATCATGTTTGCTTTGTTCTATGGCATCTACATCGGTAGACGCCATGAAAGGAACAAGCTTACTAACTTCATAGAGAACATGGAACCTGAACAGGATCCTAAGTTCTCGAGGTATGAGAAGCTTACCATAGAAGCACACGACCAACAATACTTTGCTTATGGAGAGCGGGACTTGTACCTCGCACACCATAACAGCGTTGAAGGGTTGGTAGATATGCTATGCGATAGGTACAAGAACACCCACTTTACGATCGTCTCCGCAGATGACAGTATCATGCAACAGCTGCAAGATCTAGCGAAGAAGAACAAGGAAGCAAACACATGAGTCCATTTGACTTCTTAAACTCTATCAACGAGACGAAGGAAGACCTGTTCGCCAAAGACCCTCTGAACAAGAAAGACTATGCTCCCTACATGGTCAACAGAGGGTTGAGTTACTTTCCCGACACCATCATGCTCGCGAACGAGATGAACTTCCATCGTGACATCCCGATCGAGTGGCAGTATGACTTCTTGTTAAGCGCGGTCTCGAGGCGCAAAAGGTTCTCCAAGTGGGCAAAGAGGGAGAAGATGACTGAGGCCCTAAAAGCAGTCATGAAGGAGTATGACTACTCCGAAGCTAAAGCTGAAGATGTTATAAATATACTTGACGAAAAGCAGGTGAATATTCTCGTCGAGAAACACTCCTTCGGAGGAAGATAACATATCGGCATATCATGACGATAATTATAAGAAAAGGGTGAAGTATAATGGAATTGATCTACTTCGATTGGTCACCAAATGAGATGCTAGAGGTGACACTACCAGAGCCAGACAACTTCTTGAAAGTCAAAGAGACATTGACACGGATAGGGGTAGCATCAAAGAAAGACAAGACTTTGTACCAGTCATGTCACATCTTACACAAGCAGGGTAAATACTTCATAGTGCATTTTAAGGAACTTTTTGCCTTAGATGGTAAAGAAGCCAACATCACCATGAATGACGTCGGTCGTCGCAACACGATCGCAAAGCTTTTAGAAGATTGGGGTCTTCTAAATATCGTTCCAGGGACGCGTACACATTCTCAGGAACAGGTAACTATGTCACAGATAAAGATAGTCTCATTCGCAGAGAAGAAAGACTGGAATTTAGTGGCAAAGTATAACATAGGTAAGAAACCAGGTAAAGGAGTGAACTAAATCATGTTCGAGTTCAAATTTTCTCTTAATGAAACAAACTTGATCCTCGCCGCTCTTGGCAAAGCACCGTATGAAACGGTTGCTAACTTGATCGGCAACATCAGGGCACAAGCAGAACCGCAACTAGGTCGGGTGCAAGCTGAGACTGAAGCAGTAAAAGCTGCTGAAGAGCAAGCAAACTGATATAAATAGTATCAGATCCCTTCGGGATGGGACCAGCAGTCCGAGGTAAAGGCTGGTTATGAATTCCTCGGGCCAACGCCTTATGGGTTGGCTGTATAAACTTAACTCGCTTAACAAGGAGAAAACTATGACATTCATTCCTCAATTGCCACAGGCATTGAAAGACTTCGACAAATTCTTTGTTGGATTCGATGAGCAGTTCAACCGTATGGTTAAGATCCGAGAGGATCTTAGCAAAGTACCAAACTACCCACCATACAACATCAAACGTACCGCAGAAGATAAGTATGTGGTCGAGATGGCTGTTGCGGGTTTTAACCAGACTGACATCAGCATTGAGGTAGCAGATGGCCACCTCATCGTGGTCGGAAAGGCTGAAGCCACTACTTCAGAAGATGCATACTTGTTTAAGGGGATCTCTAACAGGTCCTTCACACGTACGCTCACGCTCGGTGAACACATCGAGGTTAAGAACGCAGAGATGTCTAACGGCATGCTCACGATCTTCCTTGAGCGTGTCATCCCCGAACACAAGAAGCCAAAGAAGATCGCTATCACAAACTTGAATGAACCTCAACTATTGAATGAATGATGAAATGGAGTTATGATGACTATCGTCGTTTTGAAGTTAGCTACAAGTGAAGAGATTATATGCACCGTTGATGAGGAAGGTCTAGACCTTCAGGCAGATTCGGTCGTTGTTTCTGACCCAGCTATGATAATCATGCAGCCTAACAGTGATGGACGAGTATCTATCGGTCTGGCTCCATATTGTCCATACGCTAAGAAGAAGAGGATCACCATCATGCGCAGCGGTATCGTTGCAACCATGGAGGTGGAAGGTGAGATGGAGAATGAGTATAGGCGAATCTTTGGATCAGGCATAGTCGTTGCAAATTCCAGCAAAATCGCACTGTGATACACAAAAATGGTGGATAGGGTATAATACATCCTGTCCACCATTTCTATCTTCATCATGAAATTTTACACAAACGTAAGTAGGTTCGGCAACAACCTTCTCGTGCGTGGATACCAAGATGGTAAGCGTATCAAACGCAAGGTTAAGTTTAGCCCAACACTATTCGTACCATCGACAAAAGAAAGCAAGTACAAGACTCTTGACGGACTTGAGGTAAGTCCTGTTGAGTTTGATACCATGCGTGACGCTAAGGAGTTCCTCGAGAAGTACGAGGACGTCGAGAACTTTCGTGTGTATGGTAACTCCAACTATATCGCTCAGTATATCGCAGCAGAGTATCCAGGCGTAATCAAGTTTGACAAGGCACGGATACGGATCGCTGACCTAGACATCGAGGTTGCATCAGACGACGGGTTCCCAGAGCCAGAACAAGCAGAACACGAGATCATAGCTATCACGCTATACGATAGCATCTGTGACATCTACTTTGTGTGGGGTCTCGGAGAGTACGAAGTAGAGATGCGTGACGAGAAGATCAAGACATGCAACGTTAAGTACACCCGTTGCAAAGATGAGACGGCGTTGCTCAAGCTGTTCATGATGTATTGGTGCGATGAGTTCACAGCACCTGACGTCGTGACTGGTTGGAACATCAGGGCGTTTGACATCCCATACTTGGTCAACCGCATGAACAGGTTGTTTGGTGAAGATGCTGTAAAGGCTCTATCACCGTGGGGATCAGTACAAGATAAGATGATCTCTATGCGTAAAGGTCAAGTACAGATCTACGACATCATGGGCGTGGCACAGATCGACTACATGGATCTGTTCATGAAGTTCGGCTACTCGTTCGGTCCTCAAGAATCGTACTCGTTGAACCACATCGCTAACGTTGTCCTCGGTGAAGAGAAGCTTTCGTACGAAGAGTACGGTAGCCTGCATACCTTATACAAAGAGAACCATCAGAAGTTCATCGACTATAACATACGAGACGTGAACCTTGTCGAACAGATGGAAGACAAGATCGGCTTGTTGATGCTATGCTTCACCATGGCATACAAAGCAGGTGTCAACTTCTCTGACACGTTTGGCACAGTTGGTATATGGGATACACTCATCTATCGATACCTCTTAGAACAAGACATCGTGGTGCCGCCTAACAAAGAAAGCTTCAAATCCGACTATGAAGGCGGTTACGTAAAGGAGCCACAGTGCGGTGTGCATGATTGGGTCGCATCGTTTGACGTGAACTCTCTGTATCCAAACATCATCGTTCAATGGAACATGTCACCCGAGACCATCTTACGCGGTCAGGTTGAACCAAACATGTCGGTTGATAGGTGTCTAGCAGAGTTTAAGAACCCTCATCCAAACATGTCGATGGCAGCAAGCGGTCAATACTTTGACAACTCAAAGCAAGGCTTCATGCCTAAGATCATCGAAGCGATGTACGACGAGCGTGTACAGATCAAGAAGAAGATGATCGACGCTAAGAAAGCTCTTGAGAAAGCGGATAAGACGAACAAGTCTGAGGTGTATGCCATCGAGCGAGACATCGCAACGTATGACAACCAGCAGATGACGGTAAAGATCCTTCTAAACTCTCTTTATGGTGCGTTAGGTAATAAGTACTTCCGTTACTTCACGATGGAGATCGCAGAAGGTATCACACTCACTGGTCAGTTCATCATCAAGTGGGCAGAGAAGAACGTCAACGCATACCTCAACAACATACTTAAGACGCATGATGACTACGTGATCGCTATCGACACCGATTCAGTGTACGTCACGTTTGGTAAGTTGGTAGAACACGTGATGAAGGATAAACCTAAGGATAAGGTCGTCGACTTCCTCGATAAGGTGTGTGCTAAGGTAGAGACCGATGTGCTTGATACCGCCTTCACGGAGTTGTTTGAGAACACTGGAGCGTTCAAGAAGCGGATCTCCATGAAGCGAGAAGGTATCGCGGATCGTGGTATCTGGGTAGCCAAGAAACGATACATCCTTAACGTATGGGATAACGAAGGCGTTAGGTATAAGACTCCTAAGTTAAAGATGATGGGCATCGAAGCTATCAAGTCTTCGACTCCTGCTCCATGTCGCGAAGCTTTCCAAGACATGTTTAAGATACTGATCAATGGTACCGAAAAGGAGATGCAAGAGTTCATCATCAAGTTTAGGAACGACTTCAACTCTCTACCAGTAGAAGCGAAAGCTTTCCCACGCGGAGTAAGTGCGGTGCGTAAGTATGTAGATAAGAAGACGAACATGTACATCAAAGGTACACCGATCAACTCACGTGCTGCGATCCTTCATAACTTCTTGCTTGATACACATGACGTCAAGACCATCGCTCCTATCAAAGCGGGAGATAAGATCAAGTATGTCTACTTAAACCCTCGCAACCCATTACACGAAGACGTGATCGGGTTTAGAGACATACTACCACGAGAGTTTGGGCTTCACCTATATGTTGACAACACTAAGCAGTTTGATAAAGCATTCTTAGAACCAGCAAACCTAATCCTCGAAGCTATCGGTTGGAGCGCTGAAGAGACCACATCATTGGAGGGATTCTTTGGATAATTTAGTAGATTACATACGAGTGTATGACGAAGTCTTAGACATAGACACATGCGCGGATCTCATCGAGTTATTCGATCGTAACGAGGTCGATGAGATAAATAAACACCTCTATCGGTTATCCTCTCATCAGTGGGTAGAAGACTACCGAAGGTTTACTGAAGCTGACATCACTGCCATAGAAGCGTTTAAGCCGTATGTTATGCCCCTGTACGCGTGTGTTGGAACAGTCTATGATTGGTATGAGAGGGACTGTGGTAAGTTTTTCCCGCAAGATAGAAGGTTCGAGAGTCTTCGCATGAAAAGGTATGATAACAACGACAAAGACCAGTTTGGTTGGCACGTTGACGTAGGTGATCACTCATCAGCGAGAAGGTACTTAGTCATGTTCTTCTACCTAAACGAGGTGAGAGGAGGAGAGACTGTCTTCGAGTTCAACAACAAATACTCGAAAATGACACACTTTACCGTAAACCCTAAACCTGGTAGAATAGTAGTATTCCCTCCTATGTGGATGTTTCCCCATAAAGGCATGAAGCCTATCGGCGGACCAAAATACATCATCTCAACATACGCACATTACAAGTAAGGAGTGCCAATGAGTAGCATCTTATTCAAGATCAAGAAGAACACGACGATCAAGGACTCAGACATCCTTGCTTCATCTAAGTTCTTCACGAAGAAGGACATGATCCCAACTTCTATCCCAGTCATCAACGTAGCGTTGTCGGGTAGGTTGGATGGAGGGTTAACACCAGGTCTCACGA